ATGGAGATGATCCATAGTCGTTCATACACATACATTATTAAAAACATCTATTCAGACCCATCTGAGGTATTTGATACCATCATTGGTGATGAACGTATTCTGGAACGTGCCAAGACCGTTACAGAGTCTTATGATGACTTCATTCAATCTGCCCAAAGTTATGGTACATCCAATGATTGGATGTATAGACTTGAAGGAGTAACAAACGCAAAGGAAACACTCAATGACGTTAAACGAAAACTCTATAGAGCAGTCGCAAACGTTAATATTCTTGAAGGTATTCGCTTCTACGTTAGTTTTGCTTGTAGTTTCGCCTTTGGTGAACTTAAGCTTATGGAAGGATCCGCTAAGATCATCTCTCTTATCGCAAGAGACGAAAACCAACACCTAGCACTTACTCAGAACATTCTGAATAAGTGGAGAGAAGGTGATGATCCTGAAATGCAAAAGATCATGAGAGAAGAGGAGGAGTGGACCTATAAAATGTTCGATCGTGCTGTAAACGAAGAAAAGAAATGGGCAGATTATCTGTTCAAAGATGGCAGCATGATTGGACTGAACGATAAACTTCTTCAACAATACGTAGAGTGGATCGCAAATAGAAGACTTAAAGCAATTGGGTTAAAACCCCAATACGATATCTCAGCAAACAATAACCCACTTCCTTGGACTCAGCACTGGATTTCTTCCAAAGGTCTTCAGGTTGCTCCCCAGGAAACTGAGGTAGAATCATATGTTGTAGGCGGTATTAAACAGGATGTTACCAAAAATACTTTCGCAGGATTCCAATTATGATGAGTGGTGCGAACAGGAAATCCTGAACGCATACAGAGAAGCTGCAGAATGTGATGAGTTTATGTTTGGTGACTATGATTACTGTAAAGAATGGTTAGGTACAAATAACTAAATCTGTATAGATAGAGGAGATCACACTCCTCTTTTTTTATGTCCAAAAATCAACTGACTAAAGATGAAATCAAAGTTCGTGTTTTAAAATTAAAGGACAATCTTCATAAAGATCACATTAGACCAGAAATGGATATGAAAGGTCTTGCTCATAAATATCTGAACGAAGTTCTTGATATTATTGATGAGTACAGATATTGACTATGAAAATCCTTGGACCTACAATGGAAAAGAATTTGGTTCAAGTGATATTCTGGATCATTATGGTTTTGTATACCATATTCATTGCAACCCAACTGGTCGTGACTATATTGGTAGAAAATATTTCTGGAGTTTCCGCACTCCGAGAGGAAAGTCTAGAAAAGTTAAGGCAGAGTCTGACTGGAAAAAATACTATGGATCATGTCCAGAACTTAAAGAAGATGTAGAAAAATATGGTAGGGAGAATTTTACGCGCACTATTTTATCATTACATAAAACAAAGGGCAAAACTAACTTCGAAGAAACAAGGCAACTCTTTGCCCACAACGTCCTCACAGAATCCCTTGACAACGGAACGCCTAGGTACTACAATAGCAACATCCTCAACAGGTACTTCCGAAAAGATTATTATGACCGCAACGACTGAAGACATTGTTGCTCACGTTAGGTCGTGGTCTCTTGACCGTGCTTCTGATATGAGTATCAATAAAGAGGATGCTCGTGCAATTCTTGCTGAGTTCTATGAATGGATCGAACCAGAAGATGATGAACTAGAGATTGTTTCCTTAGAACCAGAAGATTGACAAAATCTAAATAAAAACTTATAATGTCGATACCCACCTAAATGGTGGGTTTTTCGTTATTAGTCCTTGAGTGACAATTAGAGCCTAGGAGATTGCCCCTTGAGAAAGGGGAAGTGCGCTTTCTCTATTAGGATGTAGAGTTCAATCGGAGTTAATGCAAAATTTCTTTACAGTAGCCCTGCCTCTCTTGGCAACGGTTACAACCAGTACGGCAACACTGCCATTCTCTAGTTATAAACTGCAAGGTCCGCCTCCCCCAGTGGATGCAAAACCTTACTCAATTATTAAAGAGTTTGAACCGGAGACGACAGCAATCCGCGAGGTTGCACCAGCACCAAAGCCAAAAGAAACAAGGCTAATTTGTAAAGGGTGTAATGAACATGAGAATGCTACCCTGGCATTTTTCCAGGATCGTGGTATTAAAGACAGAAACGCCCTTGCTACTATCATGGGCAATATTAGACAGGAATCAACATTCGTGCCTAATATTTGCGAAGGTGGTAGTAGGACCAGTTGGCATAACTGTTACGGCGGTTATGGACTGATCCAATGGACATCTGCCAACAGATATTATGGATTGGGTGATTTTGCTAAGAAGTATGGTGGTTCTCCATCATCACTTCATACGCAACTTCGTTATCTAACGACTGAGGTTCAATGGCAACGTATTGAAGACAGGATGAAAACACCTGGTAAGTCTATCAATCGTTACATGGACTATGCGTATAGTTGGATTGGTTGGGGGCATCATGGTGCCCGCACTTCGTATGCTCATGAGTATGCTTCCAAACTGATCACGGTAGAAGTTTGATACAATAAAATATAGAATATAACAATTGAATAATAAATAGAGGGGAGTGGTTGCTACTCCTCTTTTTTTATGTTCAATTTTAACTTCGGAAAGAAGAAACCAGATAAGAAGCAGATAATCCTTATAAGCGTCATACTCAGTGGTATTGTAGCAACCCTCTCCCAATGCACAGGAGCGTCTCAGGACCGTCTCTGGGACCTTCTAGACGAGGTTCAGAGGTCTCTGTTCCCACAGACCATAATCAATGATGTCCTCCTCCAAGACCCTGCCGTGGTGGGTAGGAGAGTTGAGAGAGATGTGGATAAAGCAATCCGTGAATATGAACGCTTGACAAGAGACTCAGATCCACCTAGAGTACCTTTGCCACGGTTGATCGAGAAAGCTCCAGATAACTCTAAAGCTCAAAAATTATTAGGTGGTGAAATGAGGTTGTGTGCCCCATGGGTTGACAACTGCCCTGAAGAACCTGTACAATAGAAGAATCGGGTAGGTGTCCGAGTGGTTAATGGAGGTGGACTGTAAATCCACTGGCTCTGCCTACGGGGGTTCAAATCCCTCCCTGCCCACCTTGACAATCGAATCCAAAACTGGTATGATTGTTTCATGACTCAGTAGCTCAGTTGGATAGAGCATCTGCCTTCTAAGCAGTTGGTCGGGGGTTCAAGTCCCTCCTGAGTCGTTGGAGTTTATCTCCATACATAAAAGTGATAGAGGGTAAGTCACTGTTATATCCTTATGAGGTATATTACAATTACTCCATCAAGTCGATGTGGCGGAATTGGTAGACGCGCTGGGTTTAGGTTCCAGTAGATTAATCTGTGGAGGTTCAAGTCCTCTCATCGACACTTGACAATCAAACTTAAATAGTTTATGATTGTCTCACAAGCGGGTATGGTGTAGCGGTAACACGCCATCCTTCCAAGTTGGAATCACCGGTTCGAACCCGGTTACCCGCTCTTGGTAGTCGTTATGCAGACAGCATAGAAAGACGCCAATGGGAGAAGTGATCCTGCGGGTTCGCCCAAGAGCTCTCCTTCTCCGCATTCCCCTGTGGCGCAGCGGTAGCGCGAGAAACTGTTAATTTCCAGGTCACAAGTTCGAATCTTGTCGGGGGAGTATCAATCAGTTCTGAGGTCCTCCATTGGTGAGGTTAACCTTTCCTGATTGCTCTAAGACCTAAGTTCGCTTAGGCCAGGGGGATGGCCTCCCCTGCTAATGGGCGATTAGCTCAGCGGTAGTAGCGTCTCCCTTACAAGGAGAATGTCACTGGTTCGATTCCAGTATCGCCCACTTGATAAATAAAAATAAAAAGAGTATAATGGAAAAACTTTATAAACTCTTGAGTGATGCTCAGTCATCACTTTTTGTTTTATTCCATAAAACTTGGGCATTTCATTGGAATGTTGTAGGTGAAGATTTCACACAACTCCATCAACTCTTTGGTGGTCAGTATGAGACTATGTTTGAAGAGATTGATCGTCTCTCAGAACATATGCGTTATCTGAACGTAAAACCTCTCAGTTCTCTCTCAAGAATGCTTGAGGTAACTCAAATCAAAGAGGCATCAAGTTCAACTGGAGCAAAAGAAATGCTTCAAGAACTTCTTGATAATAATATTAAGTTCTGTGAAATGATGCAGGAGATTTCGGAAGAGTCTGAAGAACAAAAACAATATGCTACTGCTAATCTAGTTCAAGACTTAATGGAATCACATGGTAAGTTTATTTGGATGTTAAGATCTCACTTACAGTGAATAGGATGAAAAACAATGATTTCAATAAGATGCAAAGATTGTAATAAAGAATTAACAGGTCATCCATCAAAGACAGTGACGTGTGGTTGTCCGAATATGGCAACAATTCGTGGGGATAAAGTTTCAGCTGTTGACTTATCTCGCATTGTTATGTTAAACTCTTTAAAAGAAAATTCAAAAACAAACGTGTTGACTTCTCAAGATATTGCTTGGCAGGAAGCACGTAGACAACGTAAAGTTCGTCGTTTGGATTTTGAGGTTCGTTGAACCTCCCTCTGGAAAGGTGGTCGAGTGGTTGAAGGCTCCAGTCTTGAAAACTGGCGATGTGAAAGCATCCGTGGGTTCGAATCCCACCCTTTCCGTTTTAAGATAAGTTACAAATTTAACAATTTCTTCAACAGTGTTACGTAATGAACACAAAAAGTTGACTTTGAAATACCCGTGATTAGTATATAGTAGTATCACAGGGATAAACCTATGGATCAACACACCTATGATAATTGGGTGAAGATCAAGGAAACTTTTGAAGCTTCTGGTAACACCAATAATATGTTTTATTATAGAGCATGTGAGATTGTAAAAACCCGAAGAGATCCTCTCGCAAAGTTTCTTGGAGACGAGAAATGATGCACGAACAAGAAGAATTTATCACACGTTCTGAAGTTCAAGAGATGATCGATGCAGCAATACGACGACACAACCGTAATGCTTCTATCATTAGTATGTGCGTCGGTTGGGTGGTTCTTGCTTTATTTGCTGAGGGACTTTTGAGATTGGTTGGAGTTATTCCTCCTTTACTGCCATGGCTCAAAATCACTCTGAACTAATATTCTTAGTTCCTTGGTTTGTTCTTGTGGTGATTGCACTGACAATGTTTGTGCAAGGTTGGATGATTATGAATGCTCACCGTGGGTATTCAAAAAGTCCAAAGGTAAAACATCCAGAATTAAACGACGTTAAAGCAGGAGACCCTTTACTAGTGGTTAAATTCACCGAAGAAGACTTGCAAGAACTGCACCAAAGAATTCTCCAACAGAAAATGGATGAACTCTTTGAAGAACCATCTACTTACGAGGATGAAGAAGATGATTAAAACACTTTTAGTTTCTACTTTAATTTATAGTTCAATTATGGGACTATGGATTTATTGGGGACTCACACATGCATATCTACAATAAACAAAGATATCACTTTGCAATGTCTTCTTTTGTGAGAATGTACGGGCACTGTGTTGTCAACAATATAGATATTAAACAGTTTTGTATTGAGTGGTCACACTGGGATGTTCAAGCTCCTTTATATGGACTTGACGAAGTGGATCAATACATGTATTATGAATATAAGAACTGGAGAGGAAGATGATTTTTCATCTTGTTGAAACACTAGCAGCAAGTCCTTTCTTTCTTTTTCTATGTGGATGTGGGTTGACAATAGTACCATTTGCTGGTATTATGTTTATACACAGAAACAAGTAACGGGGTGTGGCGCAGTTTGGTAGCGCGGATGCTTTGGGAGCATTAGGTCGCAGGTTCGAATCCTGTCACCCCGACTCATAAAACTTCACTTTATGAAAATGTATCCAGAACTTTCAGATCTCCAAAAATTTACAGTCGAAGAGTTTCAAGAAGATTTTGATAATCTAATACAAAGAGTAGAAAATGGTGAATCATTTATTATTACTGATGGAGAAAGAAACGCAGTGATTGTTCCATACAACGAAACCATAAAGTTTGCAGTAGAATCTAACGTGGACGACGATGTGATACGAATACACACCGACCACGAAGAAGGTTGTTGACATAGAGTTCCAGGTCCTCTACAATAGACCTGTCTATATGGGAGTATAGCTTAATGGTTAGAGCGCCCTGCTTATAACGGGGTAGTCTGGGTTCAACTCCCAGTACTCCTACCTTGCTCCTTTAGCAATCTGGTGAATGCAGCGAACTCATAATTCGCCTGAGGCGTGTTCGATCCACGCAAGGAGCATAGGACAGAAACTCTACTGTCCACCTTGACTTCTCCAAGTCAAACCCTTATAATACTAAGGTCAACATTCAAAACAATGACTCTCACAGCAAAATTCAAGAAAGACGTTCAAACCCTTCGCGGTGCTGCAAATGGCGAATTCTACCTTGATGTAAAGAATCCGAAACTCTACAAAAAGGTTCGTCGGTACTATGAAAACGAAGGTGTAGTGTTTTCTGGTGATCCTCTTGATGACTATGAAATGCTTATGGAGTATGTTCTTGCAGATCTTGAATCCGTTGAGGTTGCATGACAACACGACTTCCCAAAGTACTTTTGGAACGTGATGGATATCGCTTCGTAGAAGTTGGTATTCTTGAAATCAACGGTAAACCTGATTACCGTATGCAAAAACAAAACGAATACACTAAACGATGGAATGACATTTATCTTTTTGATAATGGTCTACAATGTACTACTGCAATGGAAGACATTGAATATGCGAAATGGTTAGATCCAGATCGTGTTCCTTGTTATGTGAGAGATGATGATGAGTAAATAGTCACGGATGGACTTTAACAGCACTGGTCGGGAGCAAAACCCCTTATGTCTAAATCTGATTTGCTTCGGTGGATTGGAAACATTCTCCTTATAATTGGTTATCAAATCATGTTGTGGGGAGAATTTAAATATGGTTTAATGATAAAAGTTGTTGGGGGATTACTCACAATACCTTTTGCAATTAAACTAAAATTATGGGATGTACTATTCTTATGTGCATTTTTTGGTATTTCCGAGATATCAAAGTTAACCCAACTTTTCTTAGTTTCTTAAAACTAAGTGGTGGAGTCAAATGACCCCTTAATGAGTTTCTTGTTTCTCTCAAGAACAAGTGGTGCGGATGGGACTCTCTCCCGCCTGGTTTCCAATTTCCAGCCAAAGAATTGGTGGCGAGCCTGAATTTATAGAGAGGAGTTGCATAAACTCCTCTTTTTTTGTATAATATATACTAAGAGAAATTTATTAATCTATGGGTGATTATAAAAAAACAGCACTTGTTCTTGGTGCTGGTGGCTTTATTGGAAGTCATATGGTTAAAAGACTGCGATCTGAAGGATATTGGGTTCGTGGTGTAGATGTTAAATATCCAGAATATTCTTTATCTGAAGCTAATGAATTTATTCTTGGAGATTTAACGGATCAAGTTTTTGTGGAAAGAGTCGTTCAATTTAAAGGATATTCTGGAAACTTTTATAATTTTGTTCCTTCAAAAGATATTAAAGGTTTTGATGAGATTTATCAGTTTGCTGCTGATATGGGTGGAGCAGGATATATTTTTACCGGGGATCATGATGCAGACGTTATGAATAACTCTGCAACTATTAATTTGAACGTTCTTCGTTCTATTAAAAATTTAAATGATTTGACTCAAGAGAATAAAACAAAAATCTTCTATTCTTCTTCTGCTTGTGCATATCCAGAATATATTCAAATGGATCCCAATAATCCTGGATTGAAGGAAGAAAGTGCTTACCCTGCAGAACCAGATAGTGAATATGGATGGGAAAAACTGTTCTCGGAACGCCTCTACTTTGCTTATCATCGCAACTATGGTATCCCTGTACGTGTTGCTAGATACCATAATATATTCGGACCAGAAGGAACTTGGAAAGGTGGAAAAGAAAAATCA